TGATGGGTTTATGAACATTCCTGATGGAGTGGAGGACGAAGGACTGCCGTTTAATTAGACAGAGGTGATTGCTTGAATATACAGATTGACAGCCGCGAGAAGGCCCGGGCCATCCGGAAGATTGTGGCGGAGTTTGACCGCCAGGGTGTGGACCATTTCGTATCAAAGTTATATGTCGGGGATTATATGAACTATGATAACCCCCGTTTGATTATAGACCGGAAACAGGATCTGACGGAGCTGTGCGGGAACGTCTGCCAGGGGCATAACCGGTTCCGCGATGAAATTCTGCGGGCCAGGGAACATGGAATTGAAATCATCATACTGTGTGAACACGGCCGGGGGATTGAATGCCTGGAGGATGTGATATGGTGGAGGAATCCCAGACGGGTAGAACGGTATAAGGATCCGCATACAGGCAGATGGATGGAGCGGGAGACGAAGGCAACAACCGGGGATAAGCTTTATAAAATTCTATGCACATTTGAACGCAAGTATGGCTGCCGGTTCCTGTTCTGCGAGAAGAAGGACACCGGGAAACGGATTATAGAGCTGCTGGGCGGTGATAGCCATGACCAGTGAGGAAATCAAGGCAACATACAGCATGAGGGATGTGGTGGAGCGGTATGGGTTCCAGCCCAACCGTGCCGGCTTCATCCACTGTCCCTTCCATGGCGGAGACCGGGAACCATCCCTTAAGGTATATGACCGGGACTTCCATTGCCATGCCTGCGGCGCCCATGGTGATATCTTTGATTTTATCATGAGGATGGATGAGGTCTCCTTCAAGGAGGCATTCATGAGCCTTGGCGGGGAATATCAGAAGCCGACATTTTCCAGCCGGCTGGCGGTTTACCGGGCGCAGAAACAGCGCGCGATGCGCCAGAAAGAGGCGGACCGGGAACGGGAGAAGCGCCGGCTGAACAACAGGCTCGTAAGCGTCTACCGGGCCTATATGGAGCGTTCAGAGCCGCTAAGTGATGTGTGGTGTGACTGTTACAATGCCCTGCAGTATCAGCTCTATGTGCAGGCGGAGTTAAGCGGATTGGAAGCGAGGTGGTAGCATGGTGCCGTTGAAGGAGCTGACGGCTGAGACAGTATTGTCGGATGATGTGCTGACAGAGGTGTTTGACCAGGAGGACGAGCTGTACAAGTCAAGGCTGCTGCTGTCGCTGGAGGACCGGGCCGGAGAGCTGGGGGTGAAAAAGAAGTTCCAGGAACTGGTCAAGGCCTATAAACGTGTGGAGCGGGAGATGCGGCGCCGGGAACGGGATAAGAAAAACCAGCCCTGCACGCTGGAGCAATGGACTAATTTTGATGGACCCTATGACCGGATGCAGTGTAAGGAGTGGATTGCCGGCGAGGGAGGGATATTCCTTCGGAATCCCACCACGGGATACACGGACATCCTGGCCTGCTACCATCCAATCCTGCCCATTGAGCGGCTGAAGAACCTGGAGACTGGGGAGGAGCAGATAAAGCTGGCCTACAAACGCAACGGGCGTTGGGACGAAATCATTGTGCCTAAGACCATGGTTACGTCCGCCAATAAGATAGTGAGCCTGTCAGGCCGTGGGATAGCGGTCACCAGCGAGAACGCAAAATACCTGGTGCGGTACCTGGCGGATGTGGAGAACGCAAACGAGGAACACATCGCAGTGCAGTATTCCACATCCAAACTGGGGTGGATACGGGGCGGATTCCTGCCCTATGATAGCGATATTGTATTTGATGGGGATGCGAAATTTCGTCAGATATCGGAAAGCGTCACGCAGGTGGGAAACCGGAACCGATGGTATGAGTATATCTCAGGGCTCCGAAAGTCTGGCCGGATAGAAATTAAATTTATGCTGGCAGCTTCTTTTTCCAGTGTTTTAGTTTATCCATTGGGTGGTCTGCCGTACTTTGTAGACCTTTGGGGCGAATCGGAAGGCGGAAAAAGTGTGGCAACCATGGTAGCGGCTTCCATATGGGCCAATCCGGACGAGAGTGCTTATATAAAGGATTATAAGGGGACAGAGGTAGGCCTGGAGGCCATCTGTGACCTTCTTAATAACCTGCCCCTTATACTGGACGACTCATCCAAAAAGAACCGGAAGATTGAAGATAACTTTGAGGGCTTGGTGTATGACCTGTGCTCCGGAAAAGGAAAGACCCGTTCCAACAAGGAGCTGGGGCTGAACCGAGAGAACCACTGGAAGAATTGTATCTTAACAAATGGGGAACGGCCCCTGAGCTCATATGTAACCCAGGGCGGTGCAATCAACCGTATCCTGGAGCTAGAATGTGGTGCGAATGTATTTACCAGCCCTGGTCAGGTGGCGGAGTTTGTAAAACGGAATTATGGGTTTGCCGGAAAAGAGTTTGTGGATGTCATAAAAGACCTTGGGGTTACGAGGATTAAAGAAATCCAGCAAGGCTTTATGGAACTACTGGCTGATGATGAGAAGATGCAGAAGCAGAGCCTGTCCCTGTCTATCATCCTGACAGCCGATAAACTGGCAACGGATTATCTATTTAAGGATGCCCAGTACATAAGCCTGGAGGAGGCCAAGGAGGTCTTGATAGACCGCAATGAGCTTTCTGATAATGAGAGATGTTACCAGTTCGTCCTGGACAAGGTGGCCATGAATCCGGCTAGGTTTGATGACAAGGTGGAGAACGTGGAAAAGTGGGGCACGATTGAGAATGGATATGCCATCATCTATGCCGCGGCCTTTACGGCCTTGTGTAAAGAGGGTGGCTTTTCCCGCACTTCCTTTTTGTCCTGGGCTAACCGGAAGGGCATCATCCAGGCGGATGGGAGCGGGAAACGAATGGATAAGACGAAGAGCTTTAAAGGAAACAAGATACGCTGCATTTTTTTAAAACTGAATGATAACACGGATAAGGATGGTTTTATAAGGTTGGAGGATGACGGCCAGGAGCGGCTGCCGTTCAACTGACAGGAACCATGGAGTAACCAAGGCATGGTTACCGCAAAAAGCTAGGTTTCATGCGGGTTTGCGGGTGTTTTTAGGGGTGAGTAACCATGGAACCATCCGAAAACCTTATCTATATACAGAAAAAATATTTTACAATCTTTGTATATATTTTAACAAAGATTTAGAAAAAATGCCTCGCGCGTAAGGGAACCTGAAAACATGGTTACTTTGGTTACCGTGGCTGACAAAGCCTTATTTTATGAGGGTTTGAGCGGTATCCAATGAGTATAAAAAGATGGTTACTGTAACCATGAAAAGTGGTTACTTGGAGGAAATCATGACGGACGAAGTAAGAGAATATGCCGAAAGGAAGATATGGGAAATTGGTGTTAGACGTGTTCCTGGCCATTATCCGCATTTCAAGACAAAGCAGGATGTGGATAGGTTTGCTGACCTGGAATGGATTATGTTCTGGGATGCCTTTGTGGAAGATGAAATACCAGAAATCAACAGCATTGATATCCAGAGGTATAAGGATTTACTGTGGAAACTAAAGAAGAATGAGGATAATGTGCCGCTGGAAATCCTCCGGACAAAACACAGAACAGCATACAACAGCCTGCGGCAGGAACTCAAGAAAATGACAGAAGCAGTCATTCATGAAGTAGTACACAGGAATCTGTACATAAAACGGTCGGATGAAGAGAAGAGCCTGCAGAGAATCAACCAGGCAGTTGCAGATTCTGGGTTGTGTGAATCAATCAGCCAGGCTGTGTATCAGAAAAAGTGCTATGGCAGTGTCATAGTTAGTGTCATGGAATTAAGAAAACTTGTTATGGATGCGGCAGAAGAGGAGACGGTCTGATGGCTAAAGTGAAAGAAAGAAAAACTGAAAAATCCAAGGTCTATATCTGCAGCCAGTGCGGACAGGAGATAAGCGGGGATCATGTGTATATCAAGACTAGGCGGCGGACGGAGCTTCACATTCATTTCGGATGCATGCCGGTGGGAAGGAGAGAACAGGATGAAAGTTAGGATATCAATGCCAGGAGCATATATGGTGATGGACATGGATGAGGGCCAGGCGAGGACGGCGTTCCGCAAATTGGCAGAATCACTGTGGCTGATTGGGAGCAGGGGACAGAAACAGCAGGAAGGCGTAACTGTGGCACCGGTTCAGGAATCGACAGAAACAGTCTATCCAGGTCAGGAAGGACAGGAGGCTGAGACAGTGGTGGAAGCGGCAGAGATTCCGGAAAAGGAAGGCGGAGAACCGGCGCCTAACATCATCTCCGCAGGGTATGGCGGGTATCTGTACATGAAATGCCCTGCCTGTGGAAAGACCAGGGGATTCTGTGCCAAGACACGGCTGAATCATTACCGGTGTGAATGCGGGGCCGTGACAAGGATGGAGCGTATGGTTCCGCTGTACATGAAATGTGAATGCGGCAGGCAGGCCAGGTATCTGACCAACATGACAGAGACTGAATTTGACGTGGACTGCTATGACTGCGGGGCGCCGGTGGCAGTTGAGTGGAATGAGAAGAAGTGGATGTATGAGACGATGAAGTAGGAGGACCGCGATGAATGAAGTAATGCAATGGTATGAACGTGACATGAGCCTGGCACAGGCCATGGATGGTATAGAAACCAATATGTGGGCCTCAGTCAGGAATTACATAGCGGTTGGGTTTTATCTTAAGGCCATCCGGGACAGAAAACTCTTCCAGGAGGCCGGATATCAGAATTTTGAGGAATTCGTCCGTGACAAATATGACCGGGATAAGGGATGGGCCAGCCGGTGCATCAAGGTCAATGATCAGTTGAGTAAGGACGGGAACAGCCCGGTGCTGGCGGAGGAGTATAGGGAGTATAAGGTCTCCCAGCTGGTGGAGCTGGCTTACCTGACGGAAGAACAGCGGACCCTGGTTAATCCGGATATGACAGTGAAGCAGTTGCAGGCTATCCGGAAGCCGGAACCTCAGCAGGTAAAGGAAGTTGTGACATTGCAACCAGAGCCGAAGGAACATGAGGGAGGGCTGAGCGGGAAAGTTGTAACATCGCAACTGGATGAAGGAGCTGAAAGAGAGCCGGAGGTAATACATTTCACAGCCGGAAACAGGACAATTGACAATGCCTATGGCGCTACAATTGCTGCGGTCGTAAGAGCATATTTGGATGCCGGGTATTCCAGGCCCGAAAAAGAGTGTGAAGTGACAGCTTTTGAGTTGGTGTACAAAGTGCTTAAACGGCAGGATGTTACAGTTTTCTACCCGGATTCGGGCCGGACAGTTTTTGATATCGAGAATGCCCGCCTGGAGGAAGAGTATCAGTACTGGCATGGAACTAAGGCGAAGCCGGAACTTGTGACGTCACAAGTTGAACCGGAGCCGGGCCCCCAGGATGAAGAACCGGAGCCTGAGCCGGAACTACCAAAGTCAGAACAGGCTCATCCAGAGAAGTCCGGGAAGTGCATCCACCGACCAGAATTTGACTGCACCCTGGAGGAGGCCCATAAGCTCATCCCGGGAACCGGGGAGGACTGCAGCCGGGTGTGCTGCTGGGAATGCGTCAGGCGCGGTAACTGTGAGTTGGAATGTTATAGTTCGCAGCGGCGCCCGGAGCATCTGGAACCCCCAAAGACAGAGCCGGATTGTCCGCCGCTGGATGCCGCGGATGTGCAACAGGGAAAAACAGCCATCCCTTCCCAGGAGGAATGTGTTCTGGACTTCTATCAGCATCACATGTCCAAGCCGTGTGCGCAGGCCGCCAATGACGAGAACGCAAAACTGCTGAGGCAGGAGTTGATAATCAATCACGGAGAACCTCATAACAGCGGGTCAACGGAGTACGGCTTTTATCAATGCGGCCCGGAACGGATTCATTTCCAGGATAATATGTGCGAGACATTTCTGAGCTTGACCTGGGGGAAGTACGTAAAGGAATTACTCAGCCTCTTGGGAAGTGCTGAGGACGAGGCATCAGAACATGAAAACGATGTTCCTGGTATGCCAGAATCCCAGGATACCGTGATTGATGGTGAATTCACGGAGATTTCAGAAACGGAGGAGGACATCCGGGCCCCGGAGGAACCCATGACCGAGCTGCAGATTGCCCAGGATGAACTGGAGCGTGCCAAAAAGCTGCTTAATGATGGGCTAAAATGTGATGTGGATGAAAATGACATACATATCCGCCGGTTGAAACTAAAGGTTTGTGCCCTGGCCAGCTATGTGTGCGATTTGGATGACATCGTGAATCCGCCGCCGAAGCCAGAGCAGCCGGAACTGCCGGTGCTAAAGAACAATGACCAACGGGCTGCCTTTGTGGATGCATATGTGACGTGGCCGTTATGGATTGAGACGAAACAGACCGGGGAGCGCTACTACCGGTATGACCTGGAGGACGGCACCAGCATGGTGGTCAAGGTGTATCACGCAAGGATATTCGATGGATATGCGTCAGGAAGCTATGAGGCCAAATATCATGATGGTTACGGCCGGCATGAGTACTATCTGCTGCGGGATGGGAAGTTCTTCCGGGATTGTGAGGCAAACCGGGGATTATTGATTGAGAAACTGAAAGAGATTCAGAAGGTGAAGAAAGGATAGGATGTACTATGTCAGAAAAAATGATTGAAAACAACAAGGTAAGTGTAATTGGTGAGATTGTATCGGAATTTACCTTTAGTCATGAGGCTTTTGGAGAAGGCTTTTATCTGGTGGATATTGCTGTGAAGCGGCTCAGTGGCCAGGCGGATATCCTGCCGTTAATGGTGTCAGAGCGTCTGCTGGATGTACACCGGGATTATTCCGGTGATACGATGGAGGCCATTGGCCAGTTCCGTTCCTACAACCGCCATGAGGGCATCAGGAACCGCCTGGAGCTGTCCGTTTTTGTCCGGGAGGTCCGTTTCATGGAGGAATTTACAGATTATACAAAGACAAATCAGATATTCCTGGATGGCTACATCTGTAAGCCGCCGGTTTATCGCAGGACTCCCCTGGGACGTGAGATTGCGGACATCCTTCTGGCCGTCAACCGGCCGTATGGCAAGTCTGATTACATACCTTGCATCAGCTGGGGCCGGAATGCCCGGTATGTATCCGGTCTTGAGGTGGGGGCCAGGGTCAGGACATGGGGCCGGGTACAGAGTAGGGAATATGTGAAGCAACTGAGTGAGACCGAGTGTGAGAAACGGATTGCGTATGAAGTCTCAGTCAGCAGACTGGAGGAGATTAAGGATTATGTTCGTGAAACAGATTGATATGATAGAGGCCCTGCGGCTGGCTGCCGTAGGGCAGGAGATTAACATTATGGCACCGAACACCCCGGAACCGAAGCGGTGGGAGGACTATTCACCGGATACACTGCAAAACCTGCTGGGCGGCTGTCTGTTCTTCCGGAATGAACCAGCAATGGATAATTCCAGGCTTGAGCAGATGATGCCCCTCCCTATTGACAAAAATAAAAGCGGATCCAGGGATTCCTGCGTGGAAGATAGGTCCGCAGTGGACGGTCATCCCAAACGGGCCAAGAGGGTAGACAAGGGCAAGGTGATGGCGTTGCATGAAGCAGGCCGGAGCAACCGGTGGATTGCGGATGATATGGGACTGCATGAAGGGACAGTGTGCAGAGTTATAAAGGAGATGAAGGAGGAGAACCGTGAGAAAGATTAAATTATTCCCGGCGCCGCATACGGAGCTGCGCCTGGATGTGTCGGACGAGATGGAGAAGGACTACCAGGAGTGCCGAAGGATGGCACAGTCGGGGGATGATGGTAAGGACTGCAATACCTGTAGCTGGAGACCAGTGGAGATAGAGGACACCGGGCTGTGTGAGTGGCCCGAGGTAATAAGGCAGATGGATAGAGACCTTGTGGAGGAGTCGGGGGATGACTGCTGTAATCAGAATTAAGATTTCCGGGAGGCCGGAGGAAGGATGATAGTATGGGAAAAACAATAGTTGTTTGCAGTAATGATGATTGTGTTTACCGAGGAGATAACGGAGAGTGCGGGAAAGATATTATTTATCTGGACGATTTAGGCACATGTGAAGACAGTGAGTAAAATTAGGATTTCCGGGAGAACCGGAGGAGGGAATTGCATATATGAATGTCAGTAGATTCATTGAAAAAGTAGATGAGAAGAAAAGAGAAATATTAAAAAAGTCAAAATTAAGCAATGCTGAATTGCATATGTTTATGGCTGGTATGAATTCAGCAATGGAGGCGATTAAAGAAGGCGGCGGTGATTGCTGTGGTTGGATACCAGTAGCAGAGCGGTTGCCGGAAATAGGGGATACTGTGTTGATTACCCTGTGGGATAGGGATGTGACCATTGGCACATGGTATGGGTATAGATGGGGAACGCCATTACGTTATGACGAGGATGTGTTGGCTTGGATGTCTTTACCGAAACCATTTAGTTAGCAAAACTGAAATTTTCGGAAGGAGAACAGCATGGAACGATTAACGAAGGTTGATGACCAAGGCAGACTGTTGGCTTATTCCACAAGTGATACTGGATTGCCCGCAATTATCATGAAAGGTAATCCATACCGCGAATTAATTGAGAGATTGAAAGCCTATGAGGATACCGGCCTGGAGCCAGGAGAAGTCCAGTATTTAAAAGACAAAAGTGAGCCGAGAATGGTGGTGTGGACACCAGCATATCAATCATATTATTCAGCTGGTGATGAAGCAGAGTGCCTCTGTCCGGTATGTGATTCAGATGTGGTTGAGGATGATGATTATTTCTGTTCAACTTGCGGCCAGGCATTGAAATATCATGATGAACCAAACTGAAACTTTGATACGAAAGGAGAATCAGGAGATGTGCAAGGAGTGTATTAAAAAGGTACTTGAATGGTACAGCTTTGGCATCATCGTAGGAGCAGGATTTTATATAGGACTGAATCTTGCAGTACAGCTCCTAAAGGTGGTAACACACGTAATGAGGCAGTGGTGTCTATGAGAAAGAAAAGCAGTAAGCAGTCCAAGGTCAGCCGCATCGACCACAGCAAGGCTCTGGCCGCCCAAACGGACGAGGCAATCAAGGAGCGCATACGGACGGCGCCGGCCTACATGTACACCAGCCTGTGCCCGGTTCCGGAGCTGCGGGAGCCGCCCGTGAGGGTACAGCTGGCAAGGCTGCGGATGTGGTATAAAAGAGAGTTTGGAGGTGGAGCCAATAATATTTGAAATAATTAGAACCACTGTATTGTTGGGGAATCTTCTGATGGCATGGTACTATTGTCGAAAGAAAGATGTCTGTGCAGTTATCTTTTACTGTACTCTGGTGGGAATACTGACGGGGAGGTGATTCCGATGGACAAGGATATGCCGATGGACAAGGATATTTTGAGCCAATACATAGACGCCTGCGAGCTGATAAAGGAAACTGAGGAAGATATACGGAGGGTTAAGCGGCAGCGTAAGACTATTTTACAGGACAGAGTTCATGGATCCATGAAAGAGTTCCCTTATACGGCCCAGAGCTTTAAGATTCAGGGGATGGCCTATTCGGTTGTGAGCGAGCCAGGAGCACTGGAGACCTATGAGCATCTGTTAGAGGAGCGAAAAGCGGATGCGGAAAGAATCAAGGTTCGGGTGGAGACTTGGATGAATGCAATACCTCAGAGGATGCAGCGGATTATTAGATATGCGATATTTCAGAAGATGTCCTGGAGTGAAGTTGCGATTAAATTGGGAAGAAAGGCCACAGCGGACAGCGTGAGAATGGAATTTCAGCGATTTATGGAAGAAAAGTAATGTTTGTTCGTTTTGTTCGCACTGTTCGTTTTCAAAATGTTATAGTATAGGCTGGAAGTGGTGTAAGAGCCGTTTCCTCCTCCCACATTGATTAACGGCCGCCAGGTGCCATACCCTGGTGGCTAATTAGAAGCTGACGTTCTCCTGTCTCTTCATAGCTTCGCAAATCGGATAGAGAGCAGCTCCCAGTTGATACCATACTGGTGCAAGGTATCCGTAAGCCAACCGCGGTGTGAGTTGGAACATACCGGTGACGAGCCGGTATTGATGCGGGGTAGAGCAGTCTGGCAGCTCGCCGGGCCCATAACCCGGAGGTCGCAGGTTCAAATCCTGCCCCCGCTATTCGGACAGATACATTTGACATTGATTTTCCCCTTAAGGGCCTCCGCCGAGATGTGGAGGCTTTTTCCTGCGCAGAAAGAAGGTGAGCCTGATTGACGAAGAAACAGAAGCGATTTTGTGAGGAATACTTGATTGGCCTGAATGCCACCAGGGCTTACAAGGTTGCGTATCCGAGCTGCAAGAAGGATGAGGCTGCGGCGGTCAACGGTAGTAAGCTGCTAAGAAATACTAAGGTTGCGGAATATATCCAGGAGCGCATGAAGGACCGGGAAAAGCGTACTGAGATTACCCAAGATTGGGTGCTGGAGGAGCTGCGGAAGATTGCCAGTGCAAACGGCACCGATTTTGCACATGTTGTGCGGGAGCCGGTTATCCGGAACAACTCTTATGTGGTGGATCCAGATACCGGTCAGATGCAGACAAGGGATGTGGTTCGAATAATCCCGACTGAAGAACTGCCAGAGGAGAAGCGGGCGGCTATCTCCGCAATCAAAGAAACTAAGTTTGGGATAAACGTGGAAACCTATGACAGGGTAAGAGCCCTGGAGCTCCTGGGGCGCCATCTGGGGATGTTTAAGGATAAGGTGGAGCTGTCCGGCGGCTTGGATACCGAAAAGACCAAGCTTGACGACCTGCTCCAGCAGATGCGTGGTGGTGGGTAATGAGCGCGGGTAGATTACTGCTGTCGGATAAGTACAAGGCGTTCCTGCGCTGTGATGCCCCGGTGGAGTTCCTGGAGGGTACCACGGCGGCCGGCAAGACCACGGTGGGGTTATTCAAATTCATGCTAAAGGTAGCGGAATCGCCCAAAAAGCTGCACATCCTGGCTGCGGATGACACCGGCGCCGCCGAGAAGAACATCATCCAGAAGGACCTGGGCATCCTGGATGACTTCGGCGTGCTGGTGGAGTACAAAGGCAACGGCGGCGGTGGATATAACATGCCTCACATCCTATTCCACACATCCGGCGGCGATAAGATAATCTTTGTTGTCGGCTACGGCAACAAGCGCAAGTGGAAGGATGCCCTGGGCGGCCAGTACGGATGCCTGTACATTGATGAGATTAACACGGCCGACATAGAGTTTGTGCGTGAGGCCGCCATGAGAAGCGATTACCTGATGGCCACGCTCAACCCGGATGACCCGGGCCTGGATGTGTATAAGGAGTATATCAACTGTTCCAGGCCACTGCCTGAGTGGGAAGATGAAACACCAAAAGAGATAATGGATGAATTACAGGAGGAACCAAAACCCGGTTGGGTGCATTGGTTCTTTTCTTTTGCCCATAATCTGGGCCTGTCCAAGGAGAAGTTGGACCAGATCATGACCAACACGCCGAAGGGCACAAAGATCTGGAAAAACAAGATCCAGGGCTTGAGAGGCAAGGCAACCGGCCTGATCTTCAGCAACTTCGAGCGGTCTAAGCATGTCATCACAGTCAAGCAGGCCAAGGCACTGAAATTCAAAAAGTTCACTGCCGCCCTGGACACATCCTACTCCTCTAAGTCCCCAGATACCATAGCTATGATATTCCAGGGCATCACGGAGGACAGAAAGCTTGTTACCCTGGCTGAGAAGGTCTACAACAACGCCAAACTGGATGTCCCACTGGCCCCCAGTGACACAGCAGTCAAGTTCGTGGCCTTTCTGGAGCAGTGCCGCAAGGACTGGGGGTTTGCCAAGGATGTGTATATAGACAATGCGGACCAGGCGACCATCACGGAGCTACGCAAATACAAGCGGCTTAAGGGCTGTCTGTATAACTTCTGGGATGCGTACAAGCAGCTGGGAATCATCGACCGTATCAACCTGCAGCTGGGCTGGATACAGCAGGGGTGTTACCTAGTAGTAGATACCTGTGCGGAGCATCTGTCCGAGTTGGACCGGTACTCCTGGGATGACGAGAAGGACAAGCCGGAGGACAGGAACGACCATACCATTAATGCCAATCAGTATGCCTGGATACCATACCGGAACCTGATTGGATTCGAGGAGGCTGAGAAGAAATGAGGTGGCTGAACAACATGAGTGAGACTATCAAGCGGGGCATCCGCAGCTGGCTGAATGTGGTACCGGCCAGCGGGAACTGCATCCAGATTAACGAGGTCCTGGACTTCGAGACCAATGCCATCCGAAATCGCATCTGGTACCGTGGTGATGGTAACGAGCTGGAGCAGATGTATCAGCAGGCTCCAGAGTACGCTGACAGATACAAGTTCTGGGCCAGCAGGTGTACACCGGGTATGGAGATGCGCAAGATACATACCGGCCTGCCCGGGCTGATTATCCGTATCCTGTCAGGCATTGTCCTGGATGACATGAATGATTTTGATTTTGCAGGTAACGACCAGCAGCGGCAGCTGTGGGAGGACATTGCAAAGGATAATAAGTTCACTCGTAAGCTGGAGAAGGCCTTGAAGGAGGTCCTGTACATCGGGGACGGCGCCTTCAAGGTCACGGTTGACACGACCGTCAGTGAGTATCCAATCCTGGAGTGGTATCCAGGGGAGCGGGTTGAGATTGTCCGAAACCGGGACCGGGTGAAGGAAGTTGTTTTCAAGACCCCCTACAAATCCGGGTATCAGCAGTATGTCCTGTATGAGCATTATGGATACGGCTATATACGTAACGAGTTGTATAAGGGTGACACGTCGGTGCCCCTTAATGCCATCGATGCCACAAAGGGAATAAAAGATACGAAGTTTGATGATACAGTCATGCTGGCCGTACCCTTGCAAGTCTATGAATCCACCAAATACGAGGGACGCGGTGGCAGCATCTTTGACGGTAAGCTGGACAGTTTTGATGCCTTTGACGAGGCCTGGTCCCAGTGGATGGATGCGCTGCGTGCTGGTCGGGCCAAGACGTACATACCGGACTGCCTGGTGCCACACGACCCGGAGACAGGGAAGGTCATCCGGCCGAACCCATTTGACGACCGATATTTTGCTTCTGATAATGATATGTCAGAGAATGCAGATAACAAGGTCAATGTGGTGCAGCCAACTATCCCCCACGATAGTTATCTGGCGTCCTATTGTACAGCTTTGGACCTGTGCCTGCAGGGCGTTATCAGCCCATCCACTCTGGGGATTGATGTCAAGAAGCTGGACAACGCCGAAGCGCAGCGCGAAAAGGAAAAAGCTACCCTGTACACCCGGAATGCTATTGTGGAGGCTCTGCAGGAGACTCTTCCGGAGCTGGTCAGCGCGGCAATCAACGCTTGCAATATCCTTCATGGTAAGGGGGTGGAGGAGGTCAAAGTGGATATCCCCTTCGGTGAGTATGCAAACCCATCCTTTGAGAGCCAGGTGGAGACCCTGGCCAAGGCCCGTCCCGGCGTTCCAATGATGAGCATCGAGGCTCAGGTGGAGGAATTGTATGGTGATAGCAAGGACGATGCATGGAAACAAGAGGAGATAGCGCGATTGAAGGCAGAGCAGGGCATTGCGAAAGTGGAAGAACCCGGAATCAATACGGCTGCTGGCAGTTTTCAACTTAACATGAAGGGAGGAAAGCCAGATGAAGGTCAAGGTAATGAACCGTCTGTATCAGATGAGCCAGAAGGAGTACCAGGGACTGCTGCAGGTGGCAAAGGAACAGGTACCACTGGGTATCTACGCAATTGAGAAGCAGGGGTACGCGGAACTGCGTTGCGATAAATGCAGCAGCGTGACCCAGCTCAAGGCGTTGACACGGCAATTCAAGGCGCAGGGATTCAATGTGTATGCAAATAAGGGAGTGTATTTGTCAGAAGGAGGCACGCCTGGAGCGGAAGGGGCGCTGATGAGTGCAACATAATGAGTACGATATCGGCGCCGCCTTCAAAGCCATAGAGGATGAACTTATCAAGTCTATGATACGCAATATGGACCGACATCGGGCCGAGGAAACCAAAGAGGGTATTGAGTGGTCCATGTGGCAGGCAGAGCAGCTTAAGGCCCTGGAAAAGTATAAGAGAGATAACCGAAAACGGTATGGAAAGCAGTTTCAGAATCTCAACAAGGAAATAGGTGAGCTGATACGGATATCCAGGCAAAAAGGTAACATGCAGCAGGAAATCCAGATACTGAACGCCATTCGCAAAGGATTTCCAGCCAGGAAAATCAGCAAAGGTGCCACCGCCGAGTTTTTTAAACTGAATGAACGGAAGCTGGAAGCATTGATCGAGGCCACTACCCACGACATGGAAGCGGCGGAGACGGCTGTCCTGCGTAAAGCTAATGATGATTATCGTAAGGCAATCTTCAATGCCCAGGTTTATGCCAATACCGGTGCAGGAACCTACGAGAAGGCAGTGGACATGGCTACCAGGGACATGCTCTCACGGGGCCTTAACTGTGTAGAGTATGCCAATGGTGCCCGTCATACCCTGGCAGATTATGCCGACATGGCCATCCGGACGGCATCCAAGCGGGCGTATCTGCAAGGAGAAGGAGAGAAGCGTCAAGAATGGGGGATTACTACCGTGATTGTCAGCAAGCGCGGGAACCCGTGTCCGAAGTGCCTGCCATTTGTCGGTAAGGTCCTGATTGACGACGTCTGGTCCGGCGGAAAGAAATCCGATGGTCCGTATCCCCTCATGAGCAAGGCCGTTGCGGCCGGCCTGTATCATCCCAGATGCAAGGACAGCCACACAACGTACTTCCCCGGCATTTCCACGGCGGACGATATCTGGAGTGAAAAGGAACTGGAAGACATCGGCCAGGCCAATCAGCAGGAGGCTGAACGGAAGTATGCTTCAAGGCAGGTAGAGAAATATGGGCGGCTGGCGGAATATTCTTTGTCACCAGAAAATCAGAAGCAGTATAAACAGAAATCCGAGAAATGGGAGGGGGAGGCAGGGGAGAGATACACGGTTTCAGATGAGATAAAGGTGTATCGGGATGATACACCTGAGAAAATGATAGATTTAGTCGATAAATACACGGAGGATGAATTTGTTGTGCTTAAGGAGACGGCTGAACATGCGTATGCGTATGACCCGGATACAGACACAATTGTAGTTAACCCAGCCCATCCGTTGTATGAATATTATGACTATAGAGAGGTCATGATACATGAATTGGCGCACCGGATTGACCACAACGAGTTTGGAAGCCCAATGAATGTACAGTTTACGGATGCTATTTTAGAATCAGAGAAAAGGTTGCTGAAAGATGCGGATAGATATAATAAATTATTTGCTCCTGGAGGAGAACTGGAGTATAATAACCTCATCAGCGATATACTGGGGTGCCTGACAGATAATGTGATAGTGGGCGATGCCTATCATGAATCACAATATATTGGTATCCCAGGGTATTCAGAGTTGGAAGTGTTTGCAAACGTGTTCACTGCCCTTTACCAAGGGGATGATGTAACGGTTAAATTCCTCAAAGAGGAGTTGGGTGAATTATATCTTGCATTTTTGAAAGTTGTAGGTGAATAAAGCAATGATGAAGGAAGAATTCAAGAACCGGATGCGGAACGATGAGGAACTTCAGGCATTAAGACGGAAGGTATACGCAATTACCGGACAGCTTAAGGATATTTCTTTCTGCCTTGGTGGAAAATACACCCTGGAGGAATGGAAAGAGCAGTTAAGGAAAATTGTCGAGGAGCATGAAAAATCCCAGTAACCATAAAGGAGGGTATGTATGGATGATTTCCGGTTGATTTATAAGATACTCCGCATCCTTCAGAAATCAATGGACTGCGAGGAAATAGATAGGGAAATCCTATCTGCTGAAAGACTCGAACTGTCTGTACCGAAATGGAGCCGTATAATGGCCATGCTGTTGAATGAAGGGTATATTACAGGTGGGCAGACATGGAATGCCTTTGACTGCGGATACCCCAGGGTGGCGTTGACAAGGCCTGAGATTACGTTGAAGGGCCTTGAATATCTGGAAGAAAATACTTTGATGAAGAAAGCAGCAAACCTTGCAAAAGGAATAAAGGATACAATACCGGGATTATAACCACCAGTCATTAATGGCCGGTGGTATTTTATTTGTTGCGATATCGCAACGGAAAGAGAGGGAAACATATGAATTTTTTGGACGCACTGAATCAGATGAAAAAAGGTATCCCAATGAAACTCCCGTCCTGGGGAGGGTATTGGTGCTGGGACCCGAAGAAGGAAACCGTCGTCATGTACACAAAGGATAATCAGCGGCTTGATATTCGCGAAACACAAAGAGTGGAATATACATTGCAGAATGTGCTGTCGGATGAATGGGATGTCGCCAATGGGGAAAACACACCCATCTTGGGTGGAACTGCCACCTTTGGTTTCGGCGATGCCGTTAAATACATGAAACGCGGATTAAAAGTTAAAAGACAGGGATGGAATGGGAAAAACCAGTATATCGAACTGGCAACCAGTATCAGCTATAAAAATGCAGATGGCGAGATTGTAAACTGCACGCATGATGCCATCGGAAATAAAGCCATAGCGTTTGTTGGCACGAGCGGCGTACAGATGGGATGGCTGGCAAGTCAGGCAGATATGCTGGCGGAGGACTGGATGTTTGTTGACTGATAAGATTGAGGAGTAAGCACGCAGGATTATCCTGGGTGCTATTTTTACGCCCAAACACGAGCATGGCTTTAAACTGCTGCATGGCCAGTGACACTGATGACAATGGATGAAACGAAAATCACAGGGTGACACCCTTAAAATGGAGGTATTGACGATGAGAGACATGTTACCAATGAACTTACAGTTATTTGCAGAGCCCGCAGGCGGGGCAGGCGGCGAGGGAGTGGGAGGGGCACAGACCCAGCAGCAGGGAGCCCAGGCCAGCCAGCAGGCGGCATCCCCAATAATTGATTATGCCAAAATCCAGCAGATGCTGGAGGGAACCCTCGCAGCTAAGGAGGACACGGCCCTGAAAGCCTACTTCAAGCAGCAGGGACTCAGCCAGGAAGAAGTAGAGCAGGCGATTGCTGCATTCAAGCAGCAGAAGGCGGCATCGCAACCAGATGTGGCTGCGTTACAGCAGCAGGCCACCCAAGCCCAGGCCCTCGCCCAACAGGCACAGATGCAGGCCGCGGCAACCATGGCCGCAGTATCCCTGGGAATTGACGCCAAGACAATCCCTTATGTCCTCAAGATGGCTGATTTAGGTCAGGTCATGGGACAGGATGGGAAAATCAATGATGAGGCACTTAAGGCAGCCCTGAACAAGGTGCTGGAGGACGTGCCGGCACTGAAACCCCAGACACCAGGATCCAGCGGATTCATCCAGGTGGGCGCAGCCAGCGGGCAGCAACAGACCCAGACAACGGATGACGCCCTTAAAAAGGCGTTCGGACTTTAATGAAAGAGAGGATTAAGAAATGGCAGTATATGATTATGCAACAACCTTTACACAGCTGCTCCAGCAGAAATATGCAAAGGAGTTGTGCTCTGATGCACTGACACAGAGCAATCAGCAGGTGAAATTCATTAACGCCCAGACCATCAAGCTTCCGAGGATGGCAGTGACCGGATACAAAGACCATACCCGGACACCAGGCTTTAACTCAGGAACGCTCAGTAATGACTGGGAGGCAAAGAAACTGGAACACGACAGGGATGTTGAGTTCTGGATTGACCCCATGGACATTGACGAAACAAACCTGACCTTATCCGTAGCAAACATACAGAACACCTTTGAGACCGAACAGGCTATCCCGGAAAAAGATTCCTATCGTTATTCCAAACTTCATGCAGAACTGACCGCTTATTCTGGCCGTATCAGTACTGATGTCATCACGGCAGCCAACTTCCTGGAAGCTTTTGATGAGGAGATGGCGAGAATGGATGAGGCTGGTGTCCCGGAAGAAGGGAGAATGCTGTATGTCACCCCAACCATGAATAAGATTGTGAAGGAGGCGGAAGGACTTCAGAGGGTCATGACCGTAACGTCCCCGTCCACAATCAATCGTAAGGTACATAGCCTGGATGATGTGACCATTAAGATGGTGCCTGCGGCCAGGATGAAGACTAAGTATGACTTCACTACAGGATGTGTGGCTGCTTCTGATGCGAAGCAGATTAACTGGATTCTGATTCATACCTCTTGCGTGGTATGCCGGGATAAATACAGCTATATCAAGCTGTTTACCCCAGGAACAGATTCAAGGACGGCAGATGGGTATTTGTATCAGAACCGTTGCTACGGAGACCTGTTCCTTCTTGAAAAGAAGGTTGATGGGTGTGCCATGAATGTGGAAGCGGCCGGAGCGTAAGGAGGTAGTATGAGAGCAGTTAAGGGAAATAAAGAGTACACCATTGATGAAAGCCAGCAGAAGTCCTATCAGGACGCTGGCTTTGATATTGTGGGCGATGATGGCCAGGTGACCGCATATGGACGCGGAAAGACAATACCTTATGATGAACACATGAAGGCAGTGAAAGAGATTGAGCGCCTTCAGGACCTGGCGGCTGAAAGGGATGCCGAAAATGTAGCGTTGAGGGAGGAACTTGCTTCACTCCGGGCCGCAAAGCAGGAACCGGCAAAGAAAGCGGAGAGTAAAAAGGCAGGTGAGTAATATGCCCTATGAACCCTATGTCACATATGAATATTACTGTGATGTATACAAGGGGACCGTAATCCCCATGGATGAGCTGGACAGGGCCCTTAAGCAGGCCAGCCGCCACGTTGATTCCCTGACCTACAACCGGATTGTAGGCCGGGGATTTTCTAATCTGACGGCCTTCCAGCAGGAAACCATACAGGAAGTGGTCTGCCAGCAGGCGGACTTTGAGTATGAGAACGCGGACGAGATTAATACCATCCTGCATGGCTACAGCATCAACGGTGTATCCGCACAGTTCGGTAGCAGCTGGAACGTATTTACAGACAAGGGTGTAGCCATGAAGCGCGATGTGTACGCTCTGCTGTCCCAGACGGGTCTGTGCTGCCGGTTAGCGAGGTGAGGCTATGAAATACCCATGTTTAGTGCCAAAACGGCTATGCAGGACGGATATACACGTCCATCTGGAATCAGAGGATACAGACAACCGCGGCCATCCAGAGAAGGTAGTGGACTTGGACCTAAAATGTAACTTCCAGGACCGGGCCAAGACCATTCTGACCACAGAAAAGAAGCTGGTGCAGATAACCGGCACAGCCATGTTCCCTGGGGACATTGCCCCAGACTTCCCAACCTTAAGCGGGGGTACCGTTACTATATTTGGGGAAGAGCGGAGGATTGAACAGGGGATGAAGGCCAGGAATCCGGACGGGACAGTGAACTATTGCCAACTGGAGGTGGTTTGATGCAGGTTAAATCAACTGTAAAGATGAACTTCCCGCGGATTAAGCAGCTGACACAGGCAGCAGTGACTGCCCTGGAAATGACAGCGGAAGCCCTGCACACAGAGGTGGTGCAGGCGCAGGTGATGCCATTTGATACTGGACGCCTAGAGGAGGACAGTTTCTTTGCGGATTACAGCCATTCCAGACAGGGGAAGGCAACTCTGGTAGTAAGTACACCTTATGCGCGCCGCCTCTATTACCATCCAGAGTATGACTTCCAGACGGACGAGAACCCGTTTGCCGGCGGAGAATGGTACGAACCGTGGCTACCTGGTGGAGTAAGCCAGGATTTTGCCAGGAACGCATTTAAGCGGTTTTACAAGAAAGTAGGTGGTGTATGATGCTGACCTTGGATGACATCCGGGGATACATAGGAGGCCTTGGGATTGTAGCTGACAGCAATGTCTATATCGGGAAACTGAACAGTAAGAAAGACCATTCCATAGGCGTGTATCACCGGCAGGGCAGCGGCCCTCCCGTGATGGCGCTGGGTGGCCATGATTACAGCAGCTATGATGTCCGGCGTATATCACTGCTGGTCCATTGGGATAGGGATGTGCAGGCATCAGAACGGGCCGCCTATGAGTTATATGAGAAACTTAAAAACGTATCCAGCCTATCCATAGGGGATACACCCATCAACTGCATCATCCTCCAGGTCCCGGAACCAGTGGACGTGGGGACGGATGATAAGGGTGTCTACGAATATGTGATATGGCTGGATTTTGTATATCAGAGAAAGTGAGGTATAAGAGATGGCAGATGCAGCAAAGGGAAAAGTGTATCCCGTGCATAACAATGCGTTTAAGTTTGGCACTGCGGGCCTTGAGAGTACAGATGAACAGATGGTGATGCCAGCCGATTTGGAGAACTTTGCACCATCCATAGACGGTACCGTTGAGGAGTGGTATTCCATGGATGCTGCCGGATGGGCCAAGGCTGCCATGACCGGTAAGAAACTTGGGTTCAGCTTCAAGGGAAAACGGTCGGTTGGGGACCCGGGGAATGATTATATTGCCGGCCTGGCGTGGAAGTTTGGACAGGACGTGATGACCAAGTTTGAGTGGACCATGGTCAGTGGAGCAAAGCTGGCCTGTGACGTAGTCGTTAATGTGACGACGCCCGGAGGTGGTGACACGACAAATATTGACGGTCTGGAGTTTGAGGTGACGGGTTATGGTAAGCCAACTTTCACTCCAGCGCAATCGTTAACAGTATAAGGAGGGTTGGACAATGGCGAGAAAAGTAGATATCACGGATAAGCTGAGTTTTGAGGGAAATCCATCCCTTGTCATTAAGGGTGAGGTGCTGGAGGTCAATGCAGATGCCCCGACCATGCTTAAGGTCATGGGACTGATGTCGGCAGATGCCCCCGGAATGGATGAAGTTCTGCAGGCCTACAACCTGATGTTCCCCGAAGAGTCCAAGAAGAAGATTGAAAAGCTGAAAATCGGATTTAAGGATTTGGTTACAGTCATTATGGAATCCATACAGCTGATTACCGATGAGGTAGACAGCCCGGGAGAGCAGTGACCCGTACTACGACATGTTCGAGGACTGGGACCTGATAGTTTCCAGCTTCCTGTCGCAGTACGGGTTGCGTATACGAACGAAGGAATTTGAGTCAGTCTCTTGGGACGAGTTCAAGGCGCTGATTGCCGGCCTGTCCCCGGAGACTGCCTTGGGACGGGTGGTGGCCATCCGGTCTGAAACGGATAAGGACATTATCAAGCATTATACAAAGGACCAGCGCCGGATATATGATGACTGGCGTAACCGGGAAATGAAAGAAATGGATGAGAAAACCTTCGAGAAGGAAATGGCCAACCTGGAGAAGATGTTCGCGGCCATGTGTGGATAGGAGGTGGTACCGTGGCTGACAGCGTAGGCCAGATTGGCCTTGACCTTGTGGTCAACCAGAATCAATTCAAGCAGCAGATGGCTGGTATTCAGGGACTGGCCAAAAAGGCAGGTGCCGCCCTGGCGGCGGCATTTGCGGTAAAAAAAATCATAGACTTCGGTGCACAATGCATTGAATTGGGTTCCGACCTTGCGGAAGTCCAGAATGTGGTGGATGTCACATTCCCACGGATGTCCAAACAGGTGGATGACTTTGCTAAGAATGCTATAACCTCCTTCGGCCTGTCCGAGACCATGGCCAAGAAGTTTACCGGAACGTTTGGGGCAATGGCCAAGGCTTTTGGCTTTGGTGAACAGGCAGCCTATGAGATGTCCACGACCTTGACTGGCCTGGCCGGTGATGTGGCATCCTTCTACAACATCAGCCAGGACGAGGCCTACACCAAATTAAAATCTGTATTTACGGGTGAGACGGAGACCCTTAAGGACCTGGGCATCGTCATGACCCAGAGCGCCCTGGACAGTTACGCCCTGGCGAACGGCTATGGTAAGGTCACGGCCAAGATGTCTGAGGCTGAGAAGGTGGCCCTGCGGTATAAGTTTGTGCAGGACCAGCTGTCCCTTGCGTCCGGGGACTTCATCCGGACAGCGGATGGCTGGGCAAACCAGGTACGTGTTCTGAAACTGCAATTTGACAGCCTTAAAGCCACAATCGGTCAGGGCCTTATAAATGTACTGACCCCGGTCATACAGGTAATCAACCGTATCATCAGCAAACTGATGAGCCTGGCCAATGCCTTTAAGGCTTTTACCGAAATGGTGACAGGCAAGAAGGGCTCGGGAGGAGCATCTGCCGCCGCCGCAGGAATGGAGGCAGTGGCACAGGCCGCTGACAAGGCCGGAGCAGCTGCCGGAGGGGCAGGAGGTGCCGCTAAAAAGGCCGCCAAGGACATGAAAAGTGTCAGCACAGGCATTGATGAACTCAATATCATCAACCCGGAGACAGACTCCGGTAGCGGTGGTTCCGGAGGCGGTGCGGATGGTGGGTACTCTGCGGATGAGTTCGACATGGGCGAACTTGATACATCGGCCGTGGATGAGATGGACAGTAAGTATGCCGGGCTGATTGAAAAGGCAAAGGAACTCAAAAACCTATTCATGGCAGGGTTTAAGGTTGGATTTGGCGACACCAGCGTCCTGGACAGCATGAAAGAATCTATCCAAAACATCAAGGATAGTCTGACGGAGATATTTACATCTCCAGAGGTGGAGCAGGCTGCCAACCGGTTTGCTAATATCCTGGCTATTAACCTGGGTAAGATAGCTGGCTCTGCCGCCAGTATAGGAGCATCCATAGCAGATAACCTGCTGGGTGGAATCAGCCTGTTCCTACAGCAGAATAAGGACCGTGTCATTGAGTATATTGTGTCCATGTTTGATATTGGCTCACGCATCGCGGAGATAAGCGGGAATTTTTCCAAAGCACTTGCAACGGTATTTTCATCCCTCAGGAGTAACAGCGCGAAGCAGATTACAGCAGATATTATCGGAATATTTTCCGAGGCCTTCATGGGAGCCACGGAATTGGCTGGGACATTTGCGACAGATGTGCTGGACACCATTACAGCCCCATTCGTAGAAAATGCGGATTATATCAGGACAACCCTGGAGGATACATTCAGCGCGGTTGAACCTATCTTTTCTACAATCAAAGATTTGGTTGCGGAGACTTTTGAAAAGATTGGCACAACATATGATGAACATGTGGCGCCAATGCTGGCAACCTTCAAACAAGGGTTCACGGAAATCGGAACACTGTTGCTTGATGTCTACAACACATATTTCCTTCCAGTATTGCAGAACCTGTCGGGCCGATTCGTTGAATTTAAGGACCAGTACCTGAGCCCGCTGATTGATAAGTTCCTGGAGTTTGGTGGAAAAGTAGCTGATGCGGTCACCAAATTGTGGACGGGAGTCATACAGCCATTCATTGAATGGTTCATAACCAACGTAGCACCAGTCATAGCTGCATGTTTACAGGATGCCATTGACACATTCTTCGGATTCTGGGAATCAGTTTCCGGCATCATAGAGGGATTGCTCACGGCGCTTGGTGGTGTGATTGACTTCATTGTCGGCGTGTTCACAGGTGATTGGAGCCTTGCCTGGGAAGGAATCAAGGAGATATTCTCCGGTATCTGGGAGGCATTGAAGGAGCTTGTATCTGGCGCCGTAACATTCATTCAAAATGTTGTTAACCTGGCCTGGACTGCTATATCCGGGGTAACCAGCACCATCTGGAACGGAATTAAGGCACTCCTGAATACCATCTGGAACTGGCTTAAGTCCTTGGCCAATGCATTATTTAATGCCATTAAGACATCCATCAGCACGGCCTGGGAGAATGTCAAGAGTAAGACATCCGAGATATGGGAATCCATTAAGGAATTCGTTTCAGGCCTGTGGGATACAATCAAGACGGCAGTGGATGAGAAGTTCACGGCTATGAAAGACGCGATTACCGGCGCATGGGACACGGTGAAGGAAAAGACAAAAGAAACCTGGGACGGTATCTGGGCAGATATAAAGGGCATTATCAACATGATTATTGATGGTGTGGAGAACATGGCCAACAGGGTTATTGATGCGATTAATGCCATGATAGACGCCGTAAATGAGGTGGCGGATAAGATACCGGGCATCGGCGCCGATTTTATCCCGAATATACCGAACATCCATCTTCCACGGTTGGCCCAAGGCGGTTTCGTCCGGGCCAACACCCCGCAGCTGGCCATGATTGGTGATAACCGGCACTATGGTGAGATTGTGGCGCCTGAAGATAAGATGCAGGAAATGGTGGACCGGGCGGTGGCTTTAGCGTCCCAAACAAGCAGTAATGGCATGAGTGAGCAGTATCTTTCCATCATGGCAAACCTGCTGCAGCGCATCATTGACCTGATAGAACAGATGGATTTAACGGTCAACATAGATATCCGGGAAATCAAAAAGAAACTTGTGGAACTGGATAAGCGTAACGGATACACGCTGCGCACAACGTAAGGAGGTGGCTGGAGTGCCTATTTATATTAATGGACATGAATATCCAAACTATGACCGGGGGCCTGGCTTAACCATTGCTACGAACGTGAACCAGGGCAAGAATGCCCTGGGGGAATTCGTAGGGCAGCGCGTGGGCCGTGACCAGGATAAGATTGACGGCCTGCAGTGGTCCTATCTGGATGCGGCGACCTGGAGTAGCATCCTTAAAGAGTTTGAGGAGTTTGTGGTGACGGTCAAGTTTCCCGACATGAAAAACAACTGCTGGAAGACGGAGCGGATGTATCCGGGGAACCGGACGGCCAAGATAGACGAGATAGGTCCGGATGGGCTGCCCACCATGTATAAAGACTGTAAGGTGAACCTGATAGACTGCGGGGTGATGGAGTAGTGCAGGCGGCAAGTAATGAATATAAGGACATGATGCGCAGGAAGTGGAGGAACCCACTGTCTCATCTGCGTGTCACCATCGGCCTGATTAACCAACAGGCCCAGGCATCCGCCTACATACCTGAGCCGGATATGTATACTTATTATTCCGACCTAGTGAAGCCCATGGATAACTACAAGGTACAGGAGCTGTATGCAACCTGTGACCAGGATTATACCACGGTGGATGGCAGTATGTACTTCCTTCCCAGGGATGCAGCAGACGTGGTGCTCAACCAGGGAATCGTGACGGATGGCCTTCAGGGGGCAATTGAAATCCAGTTTCCCGTTCAATACGACATTAAAGGGCTGACCGTGGAATTTGGCAAGGCGTATCCGGTGGATTTCAGTATCATATCAGATGGCAATACCGTAGAAATAACCGGGAATGCCAGCGGGCATTATGTAACGGAGGAGATATTTCCGGCTGCAACCTTCCTCCGTTTTGTGCCGTCTGTCATGGCCAATGGACAGAGCAGACTGCGCATTAACCAAATAACGATGGGCATAGGCATCTATTTTGACAGCAAAAAAATACTGTCCGCAACCAAAAAAGAACATATCAGTCCTATATCGGAGGAGTTGACAACCATAGATTTTTCCGTAACGGTGGATAATAAGGACCGGGCCTATGATGTGGAGAATGAAGAAAGTACAGTGAACTTCTTGGAAATTGGTCAGAGTATCGAGGCGCTTTACGGCCAGGCCATGGATGATGGAACGATTGAGTGGATACCGGGAACGTCACTTGCACTGAAATCATGGTCAGCTGATGATACGGAGATGGACTTCCAGGCATCAGACTGTTTTGAGGGGATGGACGGCACATATTACCGTGGCCGGTATCATCCGGACGGTATGAGCCTGTATGACATGGCTGTGGATGTCCTTGCGGATGCCCAGGTGGATTACCGGGACTACTGGATAGATCCATATCTTAAGGACGTTCTGGTGGTTAATCCGATGCCGGTGGTAGCGCATAAGGAAGCCCTGCAGCTGATTGCTAATGCCGGCAGATGTATCCTGTACCAGGACCGGACCGGCAGGATAATCCTTAAGTCCAGTTTTGTACCGGATATGGAGGCGGCGTCTGATAACGAGACATACTTTTCCCATGCGTCAGCCATACTTGACCACGCGGAAAAGGAAGCGTATGCCCTGCCTGGTCAGGATTACACAGGCACATCCGGCGCACAGTATTTCCTTCCCAGGCAGACGACCAATGGAGCCACATATCTCAATACGGGCTATGTGTCTGAGGCCGTCGCCGAGGAAGACGGGCTGTTTACGGACAATCCCACAGTGGAAATAACTACGGAGGCGGCATACAAGTGTTTTGGACTAACCCTGGAATTTGGTCGCAACTGGCCGGATACAGTTATCTTCCATGCCTACTACAATAACGCGGCTATGGAAGATTATACAGTCCCTGGATTGACACAGACTTACGTGGTCAGCCATGAGTTCCCAGAGTTTGACCGGTTGGTGCTGGAATTTTCCAAGGGATGTCCCAATAACCGTGTAGTGCTGGACAATATAATCTTCGGCGACAGCACTGATTATGTCCTGGAATATGGTGTAGAGTTGACCAAGACCCCAAAGGGCACGCAACTGACCAAGGTTAGGGAACTGCAGGTCGTACGCACCATATACAATCTCAGTACAGAGGATGCAAAGGAGCTGGCAAGGGAGACCATAAGTGTAACCGCTTTAGACAACCGATATACGTTTTATTTTTCTAATCCATCCTATGATTTAAAGACATACGTCCCGGTTTATGTGGAGGCAACCAATATGGTTCAGAACGGGTCTTTTGATACCGGCGTGACCGGATGGATCAACGCACAGTATGACGCAGCCAGAAAATGCACATACGTTGTCTCGGAAGATGGAAACGCAGTCCACATAGTACAAACTGTACAGATGATATCCGGACATAAATATTACTTGCGGGGGAATTTCATGCGGGAGGAATCGCCCGGTGAGTATTCGGGAAATGATGAATGCGATTTGGTCAGGGCGATTGCCAATAGAGAATCATTTAATATTAATCTACGTCCAGAGACTATTGCGCCAGATGGAGTGTGGCATACCAAATCAGCCATTGACACGGTTGAGGCAACAGGAGAGTGGGACCTAAGGATTTATACCTATGGAAACAAAAGGCTTTATATAGATTCAATTCTTTTGGTAGATTTGACAGCAGCTTGGGGAATCGGGAATGAACCGGATATAGAGTGGTGTGATAAGTTCATCGGCTATTTCACTGGTATTGCAAGTATCCCGAAATATGGGTGTGAGATTGTGGATAGTAGTGCCTATTACGCAACGGTGGAGCTTACAGGAATCACAGGGCCGACAGAGGTGGTCGTTACAGGCAGGGAATATGTTACTACCCAGCCCAAGGTAAGCAGACAGCTAAATCCTACCGGCAGCCTGGAGGCGTGGAATAATCCGCTTGTGTCCGACACGGTCCATGCCGCGAACCTGGCGGATTGGATTGGGGACTACATGAAATCAGACCGGGAATATGACCTGTCATACCGGGGAGAGCCACGGATTGATGCCAACGACATAGCATTCCTGGAAAATAAGTATGTGCCTGACCTACTGATACGGGTAACGGACCATACCCTGAAATTTAATGGTGGGCTTAGCGGTACCATCAAGGCAAGGAGGGACATGAGTTATGTGGCAACAGCCAAAAACAGACTGGCAGGCCAGTGATTATTTTAATATCGGTGACTACAACCGCATCAAGGGCAACATCAATGAGATACGGACCCAGGCGCTTACTCTGTGGCCGGACTTTAAGTTTGAGGAGATGGGAGAGGATAAGACCTATCAGGATTATGGGTTTTATGCCGATGAAATTAACCGCTTTGAGGCCAATATAGACCACGTCTGCGTAGGGACATTCCCCTTCAATGTAGGAGAGAGGCAGTTTTATCATGACAACGGCCCATTCATTGACTGGCAAGAGCTGAACCGTATTGAATCCGCCTGCCTGAAGATATACAGGAACATATTAGGAAGGGCCGAAGGAATCAGACGCCTGGCTTTCACACTTAATGGAGGTGCATTTGAGTAATGAGTTTAAAAACAGATTATAGGGACGATATATATGAGGGTTCCAGACGATGGAGGTTGACCCAGAACGAGGATGGCACCTATGGTATATCAGATGCCACTACCTATACACAAAAGGGCGACAGTTTTGGACAGAATGACATTAACGCTACGAATAGGGCAGTGAATGCCCTGAGGAATGACAAACAAATTACCATCCCTGCATTCACGCAGTCCGCTGCGCCATACACAGCAGACATAAAAGTGCAACATCTTAAGACAACAGATGCGATTGAGCTGTATGCGGGAATGATAAAGAGCGACAGCGAACTTACGGTGGCGCAGAAGGCAGAAAAAATAAAAATACGAAGAAAATACCTGAACATGATTGATGATGCAGAGTGTAATACAGATGGCATATTGACGGTAACCTCCTACAGCAAGAAACCGGCCACGGAATTTGCTGTATGGTTAAGGGGCTGCTCAGCAGAGGAGGAATAGAGATTGAAAGCAATTATACACGGCAGTGGAGGAGCAGATACAGATGGTTTGACCGCTATTTCCGCTCACGTACTGAACGGAGAAATATTTTATGGAGCTAATAGCGACGAACCTCAGACCGGAACCATGACAGTAAATAGTATACTGTCTTTTAGCGTAGCCGCATATAGTGGACGCCGAGTACTTTTAAAATGGCAGAATCCGTATGCGGCTCCTGGAAAACCTTATTGCGGAGTAATAATAAAAGCCAGTACGGGCGGATATCCAGCTTGGAATGCGCCTGCTTGGGATGCAATTTATGCGGGAGCAGGAGACAATGTTACTCCTGGAGGCTGGTCACAAGCATTTATGGATTTACCAGCTTTAAATACCACTTATTATTTTACATGCTTTGGGTATGCCACAACAAACTTTGGAGAGATATACAGTCCGGTATATGACCCATCGTCAGTTAAAAATGCTGTATATACGACCGTAGGACCTTCGTTGGTTACGATAGCCGGAACGCAGGATTACGTAATTCCAGATGGATTTACTTCAGCTGATATATTCTGTGTTGGCGGCGGTGGTGGAGGTGGAACTGGATACCGATTTACAAAAGAAGCCTATCAACAAGGCGGAGGTGGCGCTGGCTCTGGTTATACTAACACTGCTTATAATATTGGTGTAACAGCTGGACAAGTATTAAATTGTATAGTAGGTGCTGGCGGTAGCGGACAAGCTGGATATAAGTATACGGGTGGCAGAGGAGGATCAACATCAGTAGCAAGAAATGGTGTTATTTTATGTAATGCTGACGGTGGATATGGGGGCAAAGGTGCTAGTTCAGGCTCAAATGCATCAGGCGGTTCCTCTGGTGGTGCTGGTGGCTATAATGACCTTGACTCAAATCCGTACATAAGAGCTGGTGAAGGCGGTAAATCAGATGGTGGCGGCTGGTCAAATGCTCCAGGCCAGGGACGCACAACAAGAGCTTTTGGCGAAGGCGGAAATACTTTATATGCTGGCGGCGGAGGCGGCGGAGGTGTTAGTAGGAGTGTTCCAGGCCCCGGTGGTGCTGGCGGCGGAGGCGGCGGAGGTGGTGAAACGAATTGGGGCAATCCTGGTGGTGCTAACACTGGCGGCGGAGGCGGCGGAGGTGGTGGCGCTTCCTACGGAAATGAAATGTATGGCGGCACTGGCGGCTCAGGAGTTATTTT